CTCATAGGCTTCGTTCTTGTAAAAATCATGGGTCATGGGATGAGTAACTATCTCAAAGCCACAGTTGAGTGAGCCATCACTCTTTAGATAGGCTAGGCTTAGTTGCTCAAGTCTGCTGGCATACTCTGCCGAATCAGACCTATTGCGTGATGCTTCTACTTCGATTTCTAATCCGAAGAATAAGCGGTCATCTTCTTTGGTGCTGTGGAAGATAGGGTCAGGGCGGTAAGAGTAATCATGAATTACCCGCGCATCATCTCCACTATGTTCATCACATCCGTTGGAGTAGTAAGCATCACAATCCTCACAGAAGGATGTGTTGCCTATACAATTCTCGCAGTAAGAACAGTTATTGTCCTCTACATAGTAACTAGAGCCTGTATGATACTCATTACAATCATCACAGTAACTAGCGTGATTCTCAGCGCAACCTTCGCACCACATCTCACTTTGGTCTACGTAATACCACGAATCGTTCTCCCAGCCAGTATCATCACAATGCTCGCAGATGCGCTTACATTCTGAGCAACTTACATCTCCCGAATAAGAGATGTGATACGCATCATCTTCGCTAACCTCTGTGCAACAAGCACTACAAGTTAGGTTAGATGATACTTCGTCTGTATCCATAATCTATCCTTTCGATACTCTGTATGATTATCATACACGAGGTCTTGCTATTCAGTTATAGGTATAACCTTACACTAGGCTGGAACGGAAGTCAAGTATCGCGTCATTTATTTTTGAGCGCAACACTTCACACTCAACCATGAGAACCTTGAAATCGTTGCGGCGGTGCTGTTCTTGTTGCTGGCGCAAAGCCGAGCGTATCACTTCCACTTCACGCGGAGTGAGGTCGAGCAGTAGGTTTGTGTCGGCGCTCACTTCTTTGCCTTCTTACGGATAACCTTAGCAATACGCAAGATGACTACGATACCGACCACTAGGTAGATGCTACGCCAAAAGACATACACATCACCGAAGTAAGTAGTAAGGCTAATGCCATACTGACTAGCCTCTAGATTGAACAGTTCCATTTCATTTCCCTTCACTAAGATACTGTATGATTATCATACAGAGTGCCTATCACGAGAATCGAACTCGTGGCTATGCCCAGCATAGGCGACCAGATGGTATTACTCAGCCCACTCCGAGTATTCGTCATCTTCGCTTTCCAGTAAGATTTCTTCGAGGGAGATGTCTATGCCATAGGCATCTTCTTCTAGTAGGATTTCTTCTAGTTCTTCGTCTGTGAAGATGTCGCGTGCAATCTCCATAGCCTCTAAGTCTAGGTCGCTGTCGTGCATAGTCATACTCCAATCATGCATAGGTTCTTGCCCTGTCTAGGGCTTGGATACCGCGAAGGCGTATCGCCTCTTTGGCTTTGATTTCATCCTCATTATTCTTGAGGACTTCTGCTCGGATAGCACCACGCGCTTCTGCGACTAGGGCTTCCATTTCGTCTAAGTTCATCATGCTATCCTTTCGTTATCCTGTATGATTATCATACAAGGCTTACTGCGTAGTGCAACCTTCATACTCTAAGAGTAATCGAATCCCACCTAGAAGTCAAGCACCCTCAGAAACTATCTCTGTATGATTATCATACGAGGTGCGCTTCTGCCTATCCCTAACTTCATAAGACTAATCTATCCTAATCCCTGCCATAAAGCAAGCATCACCAGCATCTATTTTCCGTATGATTATCATACAGGGGCTATCTTGTGCGCTGGCTACATCTTGCACATCCGATAGGCGGCGCATCAAAAGTTTGTGTTGGTTTGTGTCGGCCGCTTACCACGCGGTCGGGCGTGTCGGATTTTGGGCATGAAAGAACCCCTAACCCGCGAGGGGCTAGGGGCTTTGGTCTTTCGGGTTTAGGCTTTTACGATTGAGCGCTTTGCAACGGGAACGAGAACCTCAAGTAATGCGGTGAGGGTTTGCAAGTCGGATGTCTTGAGTTCTTTTAGGTTCTTGAGAGTTCTAACCTCAAGCAACGCTTGAGAGATAATTCCCTCAATCGTCTTTCCCTTTGGTTCTGCTTTCGCGTTCTTGCGGGCTTTGGTCTGCGTTGGAGATTTCGCCTCAAGTTCTGCGGTGGTCTTGCATGACTCGATTACGCCTTGAGCGCCTTCTGCGCCATGATTTCGGCCAACTCTTTCGGCCAACTTGAGAAGATTGGCCACGCTTTCGGCTTGAGCATCCTCAATCTTTCCAACCATTTCGGCTAGAATTGTGAACCATTGGACATGACTCTTGCGAATCGTTGGCGCGTTGCCATTGGCGCTTGCGGTTGCGATTGACTCTTGAACCACGCGAATTGAGGTCTTGTTATTTTTTAGCATTTCTGCGATTTCGATAATAAACTCAATCTCTCCTTGATGGTTGATGAGATTGGCATAAGCCTCAACGATTGAGTCCATTGGCACGATTTCGGTCTTTTCGATTTTTACCTTTGCGGTCATTTTTTTATTTCCTTTTCTTGTGGGCTTTCATAAGCGCGATTTACGCTTACAAGAGAATCTTCTCATTTTTTTAGGGGTAATGCAAGTCCATTTGGCACATTTCTCAATTTATTTTTTTCGTGTCGCTTGAGCGTATGATAATCATACACTCAGGCAATTCTCAGGAAGTTCTCAGGTTTGTGTTGGGCGACACGCCCGACCGCGTTGTTGGCTGTCCACAGGTTGTGGATAACTCCCTAGAAATCTCCCCCCTCATCCTGTGAGTTTGCTGTGAGTTTGCTGTGAGGATAGTCGCATCAAGGAGAAATCTATTTACCGCTAAATCTCCTTATCTATTTATCGACAAATCGACAAATGACGACCGCAGGGTTATTTATTTTGCACCCCCACCCCTCTTATAGTATCTGATTATAATTTTCTGTTATATTTTAGGGTGGGGATATGACTATAATGGGGGGCTATATTACGCTCAAATAAAAGAAAACCTACTGCGATTGTTCGGTTTTACCTGTTTGAACAGGTTATCTTATATGTATATATAATTAACGGAGTCGCTCCGTTTAAGACTCCGCTCCTCCTATATATAATATATAATTTATTATAATGGGACAATACTGCCCGTTTGACCCAACCGTTAAAACGGCGTTATTAGGAGATATGATGGGACGCAAGCCAGGGGTACAATCTGTACCTAAAGACGAGGCCCAGGCCAAAGTACTAGCCCTACAAGAACAGGGTGCTACTATCACTGCTGCTATGGCAGCCGTAGGTCGTCAGGATACTGCCTTCCGTCAATGGGTAATGTCAGATGAATCCTTCAAGGAAAAATCAGATAAAGCCCGTCTTGCAGGCAAAGGTATCAAGGCCAATCTGGAAGAACTCAAGGATATCCCTTATGAAGAGTTCTCAATGCAATTTCTTGATACCCAACTCTTTGACCATCAACTTAACTGGCTAGACCTTATTGAAGGCCGTGAGCCAAGGTGGCAACCTGCAGGTATGACTTATGAGCCAGGAGACCCAAAGCGCGTTCTTATCAACGTGCCACCTGAGCATGCTAAGTCGACTACCATTACAACTAACTATGTTTTACACCAAATCGTTACAAAGCCCAATACCCGTGTTATCGTAGTCTCCAAGACTCAGGGTATGGCCCGCAAGTTCTTGGGTGCAATTAAAACCCGACTTAGCCATCCTGGTTACATGAAACTACAGACGGCCTTTGGCCCTAATGGTGGCTACAAGGCAGATGCTACACAATGGTCTGCTGATATGATTTATCTAGGTACAGGACGCGACTCTGGCGAGAAAGACCCAACTGTCCAAGCCCTCGGGTTCGGTTCACAGATTTATGGTGCTCGCGCCGACTTGATTATCCTAGATGACGTGGTGATGGGTTCTAACGCCCATGAGTGGGAGAAGCAAATTGAATGGCTTCAAAAGGAAGTAATCACCCGCCTGGGGCGGCATGGAAAACTAATTATTGTAGGAACCCGTGTCGCGCCCATTGACTTATACAAGATGATACGCTCTGGCGACCAGTGGACAGGTGGAAAGACACCCTTTACCTACTGTGCGATGCCAGCCGTACTTGAGTTTGACGAGGACCCTAAGAAGTGGAAAACACTTTGGCCAGCAACAAACATTCAAGAGAATGATATAGATGAGGTTTTAGAAAATGGACTTTTTCCCAAGTGGGACGGACCTTCTCTCTTTAAGCGTCGCTCTGAGGTCGCCCCGTCAGTGTGGGCTATGGTCTACCAGCAAGAAGACGTACAGTCCGACTCCATATTCTCGCCAACAATTGTTGCAGGATGTGTTAACGGTATGCGAAAGCGTGGACCGCTTAAACAAGACACGCCAGGACACCCGCGACATTTAGAATCTACTTACACCGTTATTGGGTTTGACCCAGCGGTATCGGGACGCTCAGCCTTCGTTGCAGTTACTTACAACCGCTCCGATGGTAGGGTATATGTACTAGACTGCGTCAACATGGTTGACCCATCTCCCCAGAAAGAGAATGCTCTCATTCATGAATGGGTGGAGAAGTACAAACCCCAAGAGTTTAGAGTGGAAATCAACGCCCACCAGAAGTACTATGCTATGGATACGGACCTACGTAATTACCTAGCGCAATGGGGTTGTCAATTGAACTCACACTTTACTGGTAAGAACAAGTGGGATACATCTTTCGGTGTGGCTTCTATGGCCAGCCTTTTTGGTAGCGAGCGCGATGGTCGTTTCCAAGATAATAACATTATTGAATTACCTTCCAACGAAGGCTCTGAGGGACTCAAGTCTCTTGTGCAACAATTGATTACATGGAAGCCCGATACTAAGAACCCAACGGACTGCGTTATGGCTCTTTGGTTTGCTATCATCCGCGTACGTGAGTTGATGCAGCAATCTAGTAGGGTGGGTCAGTACCAAACCAATAGATGGGCAACTAGGGCGCAAATGTCCAGCCGTGCATCACTTAATTTAGACGAAGCCTTTGCTGAGCAATGGGCTGAAACTTACAACTGATAGGATACCAATGGCATTAACAATGGAACAGGTTACGGCAAGAGTTGACTCTCTTCGCTATCGTAACCACGAACGTGACTCACGTAACCAAGATGTTCTTGCCGTACGTAAAGGTAAAATTTCAGAAGTATACCCAGACTTTTTTCCAGACGGTGTCGACGCTAACGTAGTAGCAAACTTTATCGACATTGTTGCCCGTGACCTTTCTGAGGTTATGGCTCCTCTTCCTGCTGTCAACTGCTCTGCAGCCAGCCAGGTTAACGACCGAGCACGCAGTTTTGCAGACAAGCGTACTCGTATTGCCTCAAATTACTTCCAGCATTCAGACCTTGCAGTACAGATGTACTCAGGAACTGACTGGTATGTAACTTATGGTTTCGTCCCGTTCATGATTGAACTCGACGAAGAAAGCAAATTGCCACGTATCCGCATAGAAAATCCAATTGGGGCTTACCCAGAATTTGACCGCTATGGACGTTGCGTTGCGTTTGCCAAACGATATATGATGACTTTGGGTGAACTCGTTTCACAATTCCCAGAGTTCGAGCGCCAACTGTTAGGTGACTTCGGTTACAAGCAGAACCTAAATACACAGGTTGAAATGATGCGCTATTACGATGAAGACCAATCCATCATTTATATCCCTTCCAAAAAGAATCTTGTTCTATCTCGCGCTGCGAACCCACTCGGTAAAATGATGGTTGTAGTCGCACGTAAGCCATCTATCGATGGTGAATTGCGCGGACAGTTTGATGATGTTCTAGGTATCCAGTTGCTTCGCAATCGCTTTGCGTTGCTTGCAATGGAAGCCGCAGAGAAGAGTGTACAAGCGCCAATCGTCCTACCTCAGGACGTACAAGAACTTCAACTTGGTGGAGATGCGGTTATCCGTACTTCTAACCCAGCAGGTGTTCGCCGCGTAGAACTGACGCTTCCACAGGGAGCATTTACAGAGCAGACCCTGCTCAACCAAGAACTACGTGTTGGTGCTCGTTACCCAGAATCTCGTACAGGAAATATTAATGCTTCTGTTGTAACTGGACAGGGTGTACAAGCACTTCTTGGTGCGTTCGATACTCAAGTTAAATCAGCACAGGCTATTTTCTCAGCAGCGTTGCGTGATGTTATCCGCATCTGTTTTGAGATTGATGAAAAGATTTTCCCAGAAGAAAAGACCATTCGTGGTGTTGACTCTGGTTCACCATATGAGGTTACCTACAAACCATCTAAGGATATCAAGGCTGATTACTCAGCAGATGTTCGTTATGGAATGCTTGCTGGTCTAAACCCAGCGCAAGGTCTTATCTTTATGCTTCAAGCATTAGGTGGAAAACTTATCTCCAAGGACATGGCGATGAGAGAACTTCCATTTACTGTAAACGTGACTCAGGAACTTGAGAAGATTGAAATCGA